GGTCACATTACCCTTGAGACTGTTGTTATCCTTGACAGTTTCCATCCATTCTTGGATTCATGGAAACAAAGTATGGGTTCGTTGTTCGCTGATGAGATTCGTAGAATCGTTAAGGCGAAACCCTTTATCAAGTTCGATAAAGCAAAGATGGAAAAAGCATTCATGGAGTTTAGTGAAGAGTAAGATATGGGACGCACCTACCACAAAGAGAAGTCTTTCGATGAGCGCAAAAGCAACAAGGGTAAACGCTCAGTTGCTGCTGAACAAGAAAGAAAGTTTAACAAGAACCATCGTTTCATCGACGACGTAACCTACGAAGATGATGACGATATTGAGGAAGAAGATGAGTTTCAATCTGATCAACCGTAGTAAGCATTTTGATGCTATCTCAATTAACAAGAAGCTAGAAGTAGAAACTGTATTCGACAAGGACAGTGGTCTTCGTTACTTCATCATTCGCGATATCTTTGACAACCCTGACCAATTGGTTGAGTTATTGTCACAGCATCCAGCATATGGTGGTGACGTAGAAGTTACTACACCTGGACACCGTCAACTGTTGAGCTCGCTAGAGTTGCCTACTCTGACCAAACTGTATTCGCAGTTGTTCAAAGAGTTTACTACAGTTGAAACGAAGTTCTCCAGCTGGTATTACTCTGGTAACATTTACCAAGACGGTATGATGTCAAGCAACGCCAATCATATGCCTCGCTTTGAGCCATACCCATTCTCTACACAGCTCTGCCTGACACGCGACACTAACATGGGACTGACCTTCTTTAAGGCAAAGCTCGATGGTGTCCTCCATGCTCGTTACAACGAAGCTGTGAAGGATTGCGATGAGGCAGTCTTCAAGCGTTTGTTCCCAGTTTACTCTGGACGAACCGAAGAAGAAGTTGCTAAGTGGAAGAACTTCGAAGGTAATGATGACTGGACGCCTTACGTAAAGGAAGACTTCAAGTTTAATACCGCTGTAATTTATGATCCACTGTATTTCCATCAGATTCATTTTGCTGGAAACAAGATCGAGAGTCCTCAGTACTCTTTGGTTGGAATGTTAGATGGTCCAATTGTTCAAGATCCCTTCTGGTATAAAGAACAAGAGCCTGAAAATATTTCCCAAAAAACTGATGTATCAGACTTCATCTGATATAAATAAATGTATATCATGATCATCGTGACATACGACATTTTTAATACACTTTAATACGACAAAGGAAATCATATGGATATCAACACACTACGCAAATCTCGCAACCAAGACTTCTCAAAGATCCTTGGCGAGTTCGACAAAATTGCTAAGCCCACTGAAGGTGGCGGCAAATCTTACGAAGACAATCGTTTCTGGAAACTTTCTCCAGACAAAGCAGGTAATGCGACAGCAACGATTCGTTTCCTCCCACGAGTAGAAGGCGATGAGTTCCCATGGGCTCGCGTATTCAACCACAGTTTCCAAGGTCCAACAGGTAAATGGTACATCGAGAACAGTCTGACGACTCTCGGTGAGAACGACCCTGTCGGCGAATTGAATTCACGTTTGTGGAATTCAGGTTCAGAAGCCAACAAGGAAATTGCTCGTAAGCAAAAGCGTAAGCTGTCTTACATTGCGAACATCTATATCGTTAACGATCCTACCAAGCCAGAGAACAACGGCACTGTGAAGTTGTTCAAGTTCGGTAAGAAGATCTTTGACAAGATTATGGATAAGGCTAACCCAACGTTCGAGGATGAGAAGCCAGTTCTCGTGTTCGACTTGTGGGAAGGTGCTGACTTCAAACTTCGTATGCGCAAGGTTGATGGTTACTCAAACTATGACCAATCGCAGTTCAACGATCAAACTGAGATCGCTCCAACTGATGAAGAAAAATTGGAAATTGTGTCAAAGCAATTCCCATTGTCTGAATTCTTGGACCGTAAGAACTTCAAGTCTTACGATGAATTGAAGAAGAAGTTGGAATTGGTATTGAGCGGCGAATCTGCTCCTACTAAGTCTGCCGCTCAAATGGCAGAAGAGGAAGACCGTCCTGCGGCTCCAGCTCCACGAGTTGGCGCTTCTCGTGACGCCTTCACTCCTACTCGTAGCACACCAGCTCCAGTAGCTGCGTCTGCTGATGAAGATGACGATTTGTCATATTTCCAAAAGCTGGCTAGCGAGTAAAAGAAAGGCTCCTTCGGGAGCCTTTTTCATTTCCAGTGTGGACCGCTGAAGTTAAAATCTAAGTGGTATTTGTACCCAGAGAGAACTGGGTTGATCTGAGCATAGCGGAAAGCTGGGTATACATACAGTAAGCCCTTTGATCGTAGCTCGGTTGGATTTGGCAAGTCTTTCATTGTGCCAAAGTATAACAAAATGTCACCACCCTCATAGTCCTTCGGATCGGAGAGAACTAGAGACGCGG